CAGGCCAAAGCCTGTGAACCCTTACGCGATCTAACCGGAGCATTGAATGGCTGAAAACGAACAAGAATACGGCGAGATGTACGAGGTTGAGGACGACTCCAAGGTCCGTGATACCGATGACGGTGGAGCAATGGTCACCATCGACGAATCACCTACACCGGCCGACTCTGAGTTTTATGCCAACCTTGCTGAGAACAAAGCGAGTTGGGAACTGTCAAGCCTTGGATCCGAACTCTGCGACATCTTAGAAAAAGACAAAGAAGCCCGCAAGAAGCGGGATGAACAGTATGAAGAAGGTCTGCGTCGTACAGGCCTTGGTGATGATGCCCCAGGCGGCGCATCGTTCACTGGAGCCAGTAAGGTCGTGCACCCAATGCTGACTCAAGGATGCGTGGACTTCTCGGCCCGCGTCATGAAAGAGATCTTCCCACCTGACGGTCCAGCACGCGACAAGATCATTGGTGAACAGACCCTTGAGAAGCAAGAAAAAGCCGATCGCCTTGTCAAGTTCATGAACTGGCAGATGACCGAGCAGATGCCTGAGTTTAGGTCTGAGCTTGAGCAGCTATCAACCCAACTGCCTTTGGGCGGTGGTCAGTACCTCAAGATCACCTGGGACACCAACAAGAAGCGACCTGTTCCTCAGTTCGTTGCCATTGACGATGTCTACTTGCCGTTTGCTGCCACTAACTTCTACGCATCTGAGCGCAAGACTCATGTGCAGTACTTAACTCGCATTGAATATCAGAAGCGTGTTGAGTCTGGTATGTACATGGACGTGGACCTGATGGCCAGTCCGCTGCCTCCTGAAGAATCAAAGGCAGAGATAGCCAACAACAAGATTGAAGGCCGTCAGACCGACAGCTACAACATCGATGGTCTGCGTACCGTCTATGAATGCTACATCATCTATGACTTCGATGATGAGTACGGCTTGGCTCCTTACATCATCAGCTTGGACAAGGCAACTCAAAACGTACTGTCCATCTATCGCAACTGGGAAGAAGACGATGAGACCAAGCAAGAGATGCAATGGATGGTTGAATTCCCATTCGTGCCTTGGCGTGGCGCTTATCCGATCGGTCTGACACACATGATTGGCGGCCTAAGTGCCGCTGCAACAGGTGCATTGAGAGCCTTGCTTGACTCTGCCCACATCAACAACTTCCCAGGCTTGCTGAAGCTTAAGTCAGGAACAGGCGGTCAAACAGACCGTGTTGATCCGACCGAAGTGAAAGAGATTGAAGGTTCGTTTGGTCAGGATGACATCCGCAAGATGCTCATGCCAATGCCTTACAACCCGCCAAGCCAGGTCCTGTTTCAGCTGCTTGGCTTCCTGGTTGATGCCAGCCAGAACGTCGTCCGCACTACGTTCGAAGAATTAGCAGACAGCAACACCAACACACCAGTCGGAACCACCTTGGCTCGCATTGAGCAAGGCATGGTTGTGTTCTCAGCGATTCATGCTCGCTTGCACAACTCAATGGGCCGTGTGCTGAAGCTGTTGTTCCGCCTGAACAAGACCTACTTGACCGAAGCCGAGGTCTACGACGAGACAGGCGAACTGCTTGTCAAGCGCAGCGACTTCGATGGCCCAATGAATGTGGTGCCAGTCAGTGACCCCAACATCTTTAGCGAAGCACAACGGTTTGCTCAAGTACAAGCCGTCATGCAGCGAGCCAAAGAGATGCCTCAGCTGTACGATCTCCGCAAGGTTGAGGTCATGTTCCTTGAACGCCTGAAAGTTCCTCAAGGCAAGGACTTGTTGCTGCCTATGCAGAAGCCATTGGAGCTGAATGCAGTCAACGAGAACATTGCGATGACGATGCGTCGTCCTGTCGTAGCTTTCCCTGAGCAAGATCACCTGGCTCACCTGCAAGTCCACCTGGACTTCCTGACCAACCCGATGTTCGGCAACAACAAGGCCATTGGCCCAGCATTTATTCCCATGATGCTTGACCACATCAAAGAGCACATGGTCCTATGGTACGCAACCCAGCTGTACACAGAAGCATCGGCTGCCGCGCAAGTTGACATCGGCGAGATTCAGAAGGACGCGACAACCGAAGAGAAGCAATCGCTTGACAAGCTGCTGGCCACAACAAGCCAGATGGTAACCAAGCAGAGCCAAGAAGCCTTCGGCCAGATCCCACAGATCATCGATCAAGCCATTCAGATGTTGCAGCAGATGCAGCCGCCTCCTCAGCAGGATCCGTCCATCAAGATCGCCGAGCAGCAGTTACAAAATCAGCAGGCCAAGGATGCTGCAACAGCCCAGACTGCCCAAGCCAAGCTTGCACAAGACGCCCAGCTCAAACAGGCCGACATGCAGCAACGCAGCGCAGACAAACAAGCCGACATACAGGCTCGCATCCAAGAGTTGCAGATGCAGCTTCAGGTCGAGCAGATTCGTCAAGAGGCCGAGGATCAACGCACACAAGCCCAGATCCGCGCTCGCCTTGAGATGAACGAGTCCGACAACCAAACAGCCAAGCAGCTTGCTGCCCTAGAGGTAGCAACTGGCGAAAGAATCGGTGTCTCAACAGGCACTGGTATTAACCCCAATCCATAAGGAGCAATCATGGTAGCAATCAGTTTACACAAACAGATGGCCATGGGTAAAGGTTACCCAAAAGCCAAGAAGATCGCTAGCGATCCTTCACCAACCCCCGGTTTGCCAGACGCAAACTACAAGACCATGGCTAAGATGAAGACCGAAAAGGTCCAAGGCGAAGGCAATGGCGGCACAAACAGCCAGCGCGGTACAGGTCCTGACAAGATCTCCACCGTCATGGGTGGACGCCGATAAGTGTTAGCGAAAATCATCACGACAATCCGAGCCGAGCAGCAGGCACTGGCCATTGAGGCCATCAAAGTGCAAACAGCAGAAGGCAAGGACATCGGCTTTGAATACGGGAAACGTCAGGGCGTCTATGCAGGCCTTGATCGCGCCGTCCAGCTGATTGAACGGATCTATCGTGATATTGAAAACGACGGTCGAGATCTTTAACCCCAGCATACGGAGAAGCGAATGCTACTTGAAACCCCCATGTCCTTCACATACGCCTCATTGGACGAGGCCTTCCCAACTGTAGACTGCTGTCACGAGCCTTTGGGCTCACGCGTGATCGTACAAGTCCGCAAAGCCAAGAACCAGACGGCTGGCGGTATCTACATCCCGGAAGAAGCAAGAAAGACAGAAGCCAGCAATACCCAGATCGCCAAAGTTGTGGCTGTCGGAACATTGGCTTACAAGAACCGAAACACTATGGAACCGTGGCCTGAAGGCTCTTGGTGTGAAGTTGGTGCCTACGTCCGTGCACCTAAATACGGCGGTGATCGTTGGACCGTAAGGTCCGGTGACGAGGAGATCGAATTTGTGATGTTCAATGACCTAGACATTCTTGCCAAGGTTACTGGAGATCCCACTGCGATCCGTGCGTTTATCTAACTGCTGAAAGGAGCAGGCAATGGCTGGTGAAAACATGATCATCGAAGATGATGAAGACCAAAAACGAGGTAAGCCTCAGGAAGTCGAGTTCGTTCCCGTAACCACTAAAGAAGGTGACAATGACGAAGACGATGACCAACCAGAGGACTCGCGTCTCTCAGAAGACAATGAGGACCGCGAAGAACTCCGTCGCAAACGCCGCGAAGAGAAGACAGATCGCGCAGCGCGTAGAAAACAGGCAATTGAGCGAGATAAAACAGAGCTCAACTTCCTGAGGCAGCGGAACGAGTCGCTTGAAAAGCGCATGTTCCAAGTAGAGAAGTCAGTTGTTGGCAACACGATCTCTAGTATCGATGACCGTATTGCAGACACCGTCGCAGAAGTTAAGGCCGCGGAAAGAATCATTGCCCACGCCATCGAAGCCGGTAACGGTGAAGATGCTGCCAAGGCCATGCGGATCCGTGACCAGGCCATGCAGAAGGTACAGCAGCTACAGGTCCACAAGCACCAGCACAACCAGGTCGCGCAGAACCTGCACCAGCAGTCTCAACAGCCGCCGGTTCAGCAGCAGGCTCCTGGTCCAGACCCCGAGGTCGCGGGCTTTGCCCAAGACTGGGTGTCCAAGAACAGCTGGTACGACCCTAACGCCGGGGACGAGGCCTCGAAGATCGTGCTGGCAATTGATCAGTCTTTGGTAGAAGCAGGTTATAATCCAAAAACAGAGGCATATTGGCGCGAGCTGGACAAGCGAGTGGCCAAACGATTGCCGGACGTTAAAGGAGGCGGTAACTATGATGACAGCCATGACGACGATCGACGCTCACAGCGTAGAGGTCCTCCTGTCGGTTCCAGCAGGGACCAAGCACCGCAATCTACCCGCCGTGAAGTATACATCTCCCCAGAACGAAAGCAAGCTATGACTGATGCTGGAGTTTGGGAAGACCCTGTCCTACGCCAACGCTACTTAAAACAGTATGCAAAGTGGGACCGTGAAAACAATTCAACTCGCTGAAAGGAGTGAGGAAAATGACTGATGAACGCTTAAAAAAATCCCCTGATCTCGTCCGCCAATCACGTGGAGCCACAGACCGCAATGTGACTGAAGACCGTGCTATTAGCGATGAAGATCGTGTTGAGATGTTTAGATCTCAATTTTTCCAAGACGCATTGCCAGATCTGCCAAAGATCCCTGGCTTTCACACATGTTGGTTGACCACCACTAACC